GGGACTGGCATATCGTACACCACAGAACAAGTTAAAGAAATTATAAAGTGTACGCAGGATCCAATTTACTTCATTGAAAATTATTGCCAAATTGTTTCTTTGGATAAAGGTTTAGTACCGTTCAAATTATATGATTGTCAAAAAGAAAAAGTACATACTATTCTAAATAATCGTAAAGTGATCCTAATGGAAGGTCGCCAACAGGGCAAGACTATTACATCTGCAGCATGTATTCTATGGTATACTTTATTTCAGGAAAATAAAACAGTTGCTATTCTGGCGAACAAATCTTCAGCCGCTCGAGAGGTTTTATCTCGTTATGAACTGATGTATGAGATGCTTCCTATATGGATGCAACAAGGCGTTAAGACATTTAACAAGGGTGACATTGAATTAGAAAATGGATCCAAAGTATTTACAGCAGCGACAAGCTCTTCGGGTATTCGAGGTAAATCTGTAAATTGGTTATACATTGACGAAGCAGCAATTATTCCAAACAATGTTGCAGAAGATTTCTTTACATCTGTTTACCCAACAATTTCTGCGGGTCAGACAACAAAGATTCTGCTCACATCTACTCCGCTAGGATATAATCATTTCTGGAAATTCTGGAATGAAGCGGAACAGGGATTGAACGGATTTGTTCCTATGTTTATTCCTTATAGCAGAATACCAGGTAGAGATGATAAATGGGCTGAAGAACAAAGAACAATGCTCGGCGAACTTAAGTTCAATCAAGAGGTTTTATGTAACTTCTTAGGGTCTTCCAATACACTTATCAATCCTGATACTATTGGTAAAATGTCGGTTAAACCCTATGTATACAGTAAAGACGGGTTGGATGTATTTGTCGAACCTGAAGAAGACCATGTTTATATGTTAGTTGCTGATACCTCGCGAGGCGTCGGTGGAGATTACTCAGCATTTACGGTTTTAGATATTACAGCATATCCGTATTCCGTAGTTGCAAAGTATAGAAATAACAAGATAAGTCCGTTGTTATTTCCAAACATAATTTATAAAGTTGCAAAAGATTATCACAAAGCATATTGTCTAATAGAGATAAATGACAACGGGCAGCAAGTAGCAGATACTTTGTATATGGATTTAGAATATGAAAACGTATTCTTCGTTGGAAGTAATAGTAAGTCTGGACAGTATCTTTCTGGAGGATTTAGTAATGGTGCTACACTTGGCGTTAGAACCACGAAACAAGTAAAACGATTGGGTTGCACATCATTCAAGAGTTTGGTCGAAGGTACGAAACTACTAATTCACGACCCAGATATTATTAATGAAATATCAACATTTATTGAGGTCCGAGGAACCCATAAAGCAGATGAGGGATACCAAGACGATTTAGTTATGTGTTTAGTCCTATTTTCGTGGGCTACTAACGAATCATTCTTCAAAGACTTAACTGACAGTAATCTCAGAAAAGCTCTATACGAAGATCAAATGAAACAGATTGAAGAAAATCTCACACCGTTTGGTATTGTGGATACAGGAATACCAGAACAATTCCAACCAGAGGTTATGTCAGATGGAATTTGGTTTGCTGCCCATTCAAAATCTCCGAATGAAATTCAAGAGTTACAAAGAAAATGGCTCGAAAATGTCTAAATGCTGATAATTATAAATAAATAGAAAATCATATTATAGAGCTATCTATAAAATTATCAAGGAGAAGAAGATGGCATTTCAGCTTTCACCAGGCGTACAAGTTACCGAAATTGACAACACCGCGGGTGTGCCTTCGGTAGCAACTACCGCAGGGGCATTTTCGGGAGCCTTTCAATGGGGACCGGTCGAAGAAGTTACGACTGTGGATACAGAGAGAAGTCTTGTAGAAAAATTTGGAAACCCCGACGACACAACTGCAGGATATTTCTTTACTGCAGCAAACTTTTTGTCATATGGAAACAATTTAAAATTAGTTCGCGTAGTAGATAAGGCCATAGCTAGAAATGCGGTTTCTGCTCCATCCGGTACTGTTACAGGAGTAACATTATCAACTAATCCTGCAAGCTTTATTAATCAAAACGATATAACAGTTACATTCTCTACACCAGAATCTGGTGGTACTAGAGCAACAGGTAATGCAATATTATCCTCTACTGGCGTTTTGTCTGGTATTAATATGGTATTAAGAGGATATGGTTATGCTACACCACCAACAATTTCATTTAGCGGTGGCGGTGGATCTGGTGCTACAGCAACTGCTGTTTTAGGCGCCGGCGAAATTGTAGATATAGTTGTACAAGATTCAGGTAACAATTATAGCAGCGCATCCAATATTGTAATAGAAAATCAACAATCTACAGGAGCATCTGCTAGATTGAACATCCATTACAAATTGACTGGATTGCAAATTAACAGTGCAGGTAATGTTTCTGGCGACGCAAATGTTGTATTCTCAGGAAACCTTGTAGCAGGTGGAAATCACGCAATTGCTACAATTATCAGATCAAATACAGATGTTGTAGGATTCACTATAACATCTATGGGTAATGGATATATAGGTGCACCTAACGTGACAATTAGTGGACCAGATGTTAACGTTGCACCTAGCGTTGTTGCAAATGTTGGTTACGGACTCGTAGACACAATTGCCGTAATAAATGGTGCTCAAGGTAGTTATGGCTACACTCCAAATATTACTATTAATAAGAATAGCACTCTTGGCGGAACTCTTGCTACAGCAATTGTTCGTATTGAAGCATTAATTTCTGAAATTACATTAAATGGTGCAGGTTCGGGATGGACAAGTACTCCTAACGTAATTATTACCCCAGCTACACAAGATCGTCCATATGTAAGTAATGCATTAGCAATTGCTTCTGTTGGATATACTATAAATCGTATTAACATTATAAATGGAGGAAGTCAATATTCTTCTGCTCCTACAGTAACAATTATAGATTTTTCTAATATTGTTGCACAAGGAAATGTTACTATTAATAGAGAAGCTTTGTTGATTGAAAATGAAGACGTATATAATAACGAATTTGCTTCTGGCGGATTTGGATATGGTTCATTTGCTGCAAAATATCCTGGTACATTAGGAAATTCTATTAAGGTATCCTTTGCAGATAATGATTCATTCTCAGGATGGCAATATGCTTCTCAGTTTGACGCAGCTCCAAACACATCTTCGTATGTTTCTGGAAGAGGCGGCAGTTCAGATGAAATGCACATAATTGTTGTTGATAACGATGGTAAGATTTCTGGAACTAAAAATTCAATATTAGAAAAATTCTCATTTGTATCTAAAGCATCGGATTCTAAGAACTCTGACAATTCTACAAATTACTACAAAAATGTAATTAACAATCAATCTAAATATATTAAATGGATTGACCATCCTGCTCAAGGAACAAATTGGGGCGGATCTAGCACAACGACATTCGTAGAATTAACTGCCAATGTTACTACAACGCTGTCTGGTGGTGTAGACGGTGCGTCAGTTTCTGCTGCAAACGTACAGGCAGGGTATGAATTGTTTAGTAATGACGAATTGTATGATGTAAGTTTAATCCCAATGGGACCAACTACAAATATCGGCGTTGTTAATACTGTTATTGGTATTGCAGAATCTAGAAGAGATTGCATAGTATTTGCTTCTCCTCAATATACAGATGTTGTTAATACTACAAATGCAGCAACAAATATTGTTAACTATAGAAATCAATTAACAAGTTCATCTTTTGCTGTTCTAGACTCTGGTTGGAAATATCAGTATGATCGTTACAATGACAAGTATCGCTATGTTCCATTAAATGGTGACATTGCTGGTCTTGCAGCTAGAACAGATTATATTGCTGATCCTTGGTTCTCACCTGCAGGATATAACAGAGGCGTAATTAAAAATGTTGTTAAATTGGCATATTCTCCATCTAAGACAGATAGAGACAATTTATACAAAGCAGGCATTAATCCTGTAGTTACATTCCCAGGACAAGGAACATTGTTGTTCGGAGATAAAACACTATTATCAAGACCAAGTGCATTTGATCGTATAAATGTACGTAGATTGTTTATAGTGTTGGAAAAATCTATTTCAACAGCATCAAAATTCCAGTTGTTTGAATTCAACGATCCATTTACAAGAGCTCAATTTAAGAATCTTGTAGAACCATTCTTAAGAGATGTTCAAGGTCGTCGAGGCATTACAGACTTTAGAGTAGTATGTGATGAAACAAACAACACTGCAGATATCGTAGATCGCAATGAATTCGTTGCAGACATTTACATCAAACCTGCAAGAGCAATCAACTTTATCCAGTTGAATTTTGTAGCTACAAGAACAGGCGTTTCCTTTGAAGAAGTCGGCGCTTAATAGGAGTATAGAAAAATGGCAATACCATTTAATGTAGAAAGATTTAAATCCGAACTTACCAATGGTGGGGCACGTCCCAATCAGTTTGCTGTTCAGTTGACATTCCCAAATTATGTCATATCTAGAGCAGCAGCTGTAACAAAATCTCCATTTTTAGTTACTGTTGCAGAATTGCCAGGGCAATCCTTGGGGGTTACCCCAGTATACTACCGCGGTAGATTAATTAAAATGGCAGGTGACAGAGAATTTGCTCCATTCCAAATAACAGTCCTAAACGATTCCGGATTTACTATTAGATCCGCTATCGAACAATGGATGAATGGTATAGAGAATATGGCTAATAAGACAGGTGCTTTACAGCCAGCTCAATATCAAACAGATATGTTTGTTTCTCAATTAGATCGCAACGGTGCGGTGTTGAAACAATATAAATTATTGGGAGCATTCCCAGTTGACCTTGGTGCAGTTGGATTAGATTTTGGATCTAACGATCAATTATCAACATTCTCAGTTACATTCCAGTATCAAACTTTTGAATTTACAAATAATCCTGCAGCACAATTAATTGATTCATTGACAACTCTTGCTTAATTCTTATAGGTGATTTAAATTATGGCGATTAAACTATTTGGTTTTACCATTGGTAAAGATGAGGACTTAGAAATAGACAGAAAGCTACAAGGCTTTGCTACTCCTGTTTCTGACGACGGCGCATCCACGGTTCAGGCTGGTACATATGTTGATTTAGATGCTACAGCAAAATCTGAATATGAGTTAATTACTAGATACAGAGAAGCGGCATTATATTCTGATGCTTCCGCAGCAGTAGATGAAATTATAACTGAAGCAATTGCTGCATTAGATGACGAACCTTCGGTAGAAATTAATTTAGATAAACTAGATATACCGAACGATATTAAAGATACTATTGTATCCGAATTTGATAAAATTTATAGATTAATTAATTTTGATGATAAAGGACTAGATTATTTTAGACGTTGGTATATAGATGGTAGATTCTATATGCAAAAAATTATAGATACTTCTAATCCAAAAAGAGGTATTTTAGAAACTCTAATAATTGATCCGAGAAAAATTAAAAAAATTCGCGAGGTTAAAAAAGAAAAAGATAAGACTACGGGTGTAGAAATTATCAAATCCTCAGAAGAATATTTTCTATATAATGAAAAAGGGATTACTTATAATCCGGGATATACTTCAACTACTGCTAATTCGGGTCAGGGTATAAAAATTGCATTAGATGCGATAACATTTGTTCCGTCAGGTTTGATGGATTTAGATAAAAATGTAGTGTTAGGGCATTTACACAAGGCAATAAAGCCAGTAAATCAACTAAAGATGATGGAAGATGCTTTGGTGATTTATAGATTAGCAAGAGCGCCTGAGAGAAGAATATTTTATATTGATGTTGGAAATTTACCAAAGATAAAAGCTGAGCAATATTTAAAAGATATTATGGCTCGTTATCGTAACAAGATTGTATACGATTCCAGTACAGGCGAAATTAGAGACGATCGTAAAATGATGTCGATGCTTGAAGATTTCTGGTTACCTCGCAGAGAAGGTGGTAGAGGAACAGAAATTACTACATTACCGGGTGGAGAAAATCTCGGACAAATTGAGGACATTAATTACTTTCAGACTAAGTTATATCAGGCATTAAATGTTCCTGTATCAAGAATGCAGCCTCAAACTGGCATTTCTTTTGGTAGAGCAACAGAGATAACTAGAGATGAATTAAAATTTGCTAAGTTTGTTGGCAGACTTAGAAAGAAATTTAATGAGCTATTTCAAGATCTGTTAAGAACACAGTTGTTGTTGAAGGGTGTTGTTACAGAAAAAGATTGGAATCAAATTAAAGATGATATCCAATATAGATATGCTCAGGATCAGTATTTTGAAGAAATGAAAAATGCTGAGAATTTACGTAATAGAATAGATTTATTGACGCAAATGCAACCTTTTGTAGGCGCATATTTTAGTCAGACCTACATCAAGAAAAATGTCTTGCGTATGTCTGATTATGATATACAGGATATGGATGCTCAGATTAAATCTGAACCACCTCCTCCACAAATAGGTATGCCTGGTATGCCTCCTGGTCAATTACCACCGGGACAAGATCAGCAACAGCCGCCTCAGTAATCTATAAATAAATAATGCTAGCAAAGGAAACACAAAATGGAATCTACAGCAATACAACAAATGGTCGATAATATTATAGCAAATCGTCAAGCAGATGCTTTACAAAATTTTAACGATGCGATTTCTGTTAAATTATCTGACGCATTAGATACAAAGAAAATAGAAATAGCATCATCTATCGGCAAAACGGAAGTTATCGAAGATGAAACAGTTTAATCAACTTAGAGAAGAAACTTTAGAAGAAAAATTAAAGGCGTCTGATCCTGCCGGAACGTACATACACGATTTCGTGCATTCCGACAATCCTAAGTTTGCAGGCAAATCTAAAAAGAAACGAATTCAAATGGCGTTGGCTGCATCTTATGCGGCTAAAGGTAAATCTAGAAATGAAGAAGTCGAACCTGTTGAAGAAGGCGCAATGGGCGATATAGTAAGTGGCGTAGTTGATACTGCAAAAAAAGTTGCAGGTAAAGTTGGTAAAGCTTTAACTGGTGGTTCAGATGAAGATCAATTAAAAAACCTACGAAAGAGAATGGGCCTTCCTCCTACAGGCAAGAAGCCAACAACCGAAGAAGCAGAAATTTTAGATGAAGCCAAACCAGATCTTTACGCTAATATACATGCGAAAAGAAAACGCATTGCTGCAGGTAGCGGAGAACGTATGAAAAAACCTGGTAGTGCAGGCGCACCTACTGCCGATTCATTTAAAGATGCTGCAAAGACAGCAAAGAAATAAGAGAGAATTAAATGCCAGTAGTTAGAACAGTACTTAAAAAGGTTAGACAACAAGCAATTGTAAAAATGGTCGGTAGCGGCACATCTACAATTACTAGTTTAGATCTAAAACTTGCAGATGAAACTGTAGATCAACCCAACGTTCAAATGACTATCACGGGTGCTATGTGGTCAACTGACAATTCGCCTATTATGATTAGTCGCAATGGTACTGATATTATGTATTTGAATGGCAACGATAATTGGTCGCTGACACAGTCGCTGGGATTCTCAGATACATCAAACATCAATTCAAACATTTCTGTTGCAATGCCAGCAAACTCTACAATTTATTTGCACCTATCTAAACCTGCGGGCTTTATTGAGCCTGACCAACAGACTAAGAAATAATTAGGAAACTATTATGAAGTTAATTAAAGAAGTTGCACAAGATTTAAATTATCTTGTAGAAGCGAAAGACGGCGGCGGTAAAAATGTTTTTATCGAAGGCATCTTTGCGCAAGCAGAAACACCTAATAGAAACAAGCGTTCATATGGTCAAGGTATTATGGAACGTGAAGTTAATAACTATCAAAAGTTAATAGGTGAAAAACGTTCGCTAGGAGAGCTTGGTCATCCGGAGAATCCTTCTATTAACCTCCATCAGGTTTCCCACCTAATAACTAGCCTTAGAATGGAAGGCAAAGATGTTATTGGTAGAGCAAAAATATTAGAAACTCCAATGGGAGTTATTGCAAAGAATTTAATAGAAAATGAAGTTCGTTTGGGCGTATCCACAAGAGGGTTAGGATCGCTTAAAATGAACTCCGAAGGTATCAATGAGGTGCAGGATGATTTTTATCTTGCAACTGTTGACATCGTTGCTGATCCTTCTGCCCCAGACGCCTTTGTGCAAGGAATTATGGAAAATGCAGAATGGATACTAGATAACGGTATCTGGAAAGCAATGGACGTTGAGATTGCACAAAGACAAATTAAGAAGACTTCAGCTAAGGATTTAGACGAAGTTAAGTTACAGATTTTTGAAAAATTTATTAATCAATTGTCTAGGTAACTAGAATTATAAATATTGATTGAGAATATTCATACATTTAGGAGACACTAATGTCAGTAGAAAGTAAAGTTAAGGAATTGCTAGAGCGTGTAAATGTTAAAGCTTCTTTACAAGAAGACCTAGGCCAACCGCGCCAGGGTGATTCCAAAGATGCCCCACACGCAGGACCTCAAGTTCCAACTAGCGGAAAAGATTCCACGATTAGCCCTGCCAACTCTGGCGATAGTTCGTCACCAAAGCAAGGCGATTCCAAAGAAGCAAGTTTTGAGACTCGCGATGAAAAAGACGAGAACCAAGGCGCAAAGGTTTCAGGCGGAATATCTAAAAATGATATCCAAATGAAAGCCCCCGTTGGTCAAGCTCCAAACTTCACAACAACAAAAGATCTATCTCAGATCCCCCAGAATACTGGAGTTGTATTCCAAGAAGGTACTGAGAAAAACGAAGAAGTTATTTCTGAAGAAGAAGTAACTCAAGACGAGGAAGAAACATTGGTAGAACCAATTGACTTGTCTCCAATCTTCGGTGAAGAATTATCTGAAGAATTCAGAGAAAAAGCAACATTCATTTTTGAGGCAGCAGTTATTGCTCGCATAAACAATGAAATGGAAAAAGTTGCTGCTTCATTAGAAGAAAGATATGCTGAAGAATTTGTAGCATATAAAGAAAGTATTGTAGAAAAAGTTGATGCTTATATGAACTATGTAGTTGAGAACTACATTGAAGAAAATAAATTGGCGATTGAAAATGGTCTTCGCACTGAGATTGCAGAAGATTTCATGTCAGGTCTAAAGGCGCTCTTCAAAGAACATTACGTTGAAGTGCCTGAAGAAAAATATGATGTACTAGGTGAATTACAAGCTAAGGTAACAGAGTTGGAAGAAAGCCTAAATGGCCATGTGGAAGACAATGTTGGCTTAAATGCAGAAGTAACAGATCTAAAGCGTAAACTTATTATTAAGGAAATGTCAAAAGATCTAGCAGATACTGAAGCAAGCAAACTAACAAAACTTTTAGAAGGTGTGGATTTTGATAACGAAGAAATCTACAAAGAAAAAGTTTCTGTTATTAAGGAAAATTATTTCCCCCGCGAAGATGCTGTTAAAAAGGCAGCTCCTCAGGCACTAACAGAAGACACAGGGACACAGGCAAACTTTACTGAAGGCAACGATGTTGTTTCAGCGTATGCAAGCGCCTTAACAAGAACAATCAAAAGACAATAACTTATAAATAAAATAAGTCATTTAAAAAGTCACAACAAGGAGACAGAAAATGTTTTTATCGGAAAATATCCAACAGAAATGGAGTGCGATTCTTGACCACCCAGATCTTCCTCAAATCAAAGACAATTACAAGCGTCAAGTAACGGCTGTATTGTTAGAAAACCAAGAAAAGTCTTTACGTGAAGAGCGTCAAGCACTTTTCGAAACAGCACCTACAAACAATATTAGCGCAACATCTGGTATTGATAAGTACGATCCTATTATGATTGGTCTAGTACGTCGTGCTATGCCTAACCTAATGGCATACGATATTTGCGGTGTACAACCAATGACTGGCCCAACAGGCTTGATCTTCGCAATGAGATCTATGTATGGTTCAGAGCGTAATAACACATCGACAAGAAAAGAAGCATTGTTCAACGAAGCAAATACTTCTTTCTCTAGCTCTATGCAAGACGCAACAGGCAATAACCCAGTATTTGGAACATATAATACTGGTAACGCTACAACAACAGGCTCAATGGAAGGTCAAGATACTTTCGGCGAAATGAGCTTCTCTATCGACAAGACAACAGTTACTGCTAAGTCAAGAGCATTGAAAGCAGAATATACTGTTGAATTGGCACAAGACTTGAAGGCAATTCACGGTCTTGACGCTGAAGCAGAGTTGTCAAACATCTTGTCACAAGAATTCATGTTTGAAATCAACCGCGAAGTTGTTCGTACAATCTACAAAGTTGCTAAGACTGGTTCTCCAGCAACAGCAACAGCTGGCACATTCGACTTAGACATTGACTCTAATGGACGTTGGTCTGTTGAGCGTTTCAAAGGTCTATTGTTCAACATTGAACGCGATGCTAACCACATTGCACAAGATACTCGTAGAGGAAAAGGTAACTTCATCGTTTGTTCTGCAGACGTTGCAAGTGCATTAGCTATGTCTGGTGTTCTAGACTATACTCCAGCTCTATCGACAAATTTAAATGTTGACGATACAGGTAACACATTCGCAGGTGTATTGAACGGTCGTTTCCGTGTATACATTGATCCATATTCTGCAAACCTAGGAGCTGCTAACCAGTTCTATATGGTTGGTTATAAGGGTTCTTCTCCTTATGACGCAGGTATGTTCTACTGCCCATATGTTCCTCTACAAATGGTTCGTGCAATCGATCCTAACAGCTTCCAGCCAAAGATTGGCTTCAAGACACGTTACGGCTTGATCGCTAACCCATATGTTACATCTAGCGACTCTCTATCGGACGCAGATGCAGACAGATTCACAGCAGGTCGCAACCAATACTATCGCAAGACTAAGGTAGTGAACCTAATGTAATCAAGTAGCCGACAAAGATCGGAATTTAAAGGGGGAAGAATTCCCCCTTTTTTACTCTTTGCACAGGCTATAAATACATAGTAGGAGAAATAGATGGCATATACAGCAAACATAGATGTAATTAAACAGAGTTATATAAATTCATTACCAACGACGTATGATTTCTTAAGACCAAATGCATTTAAGTTTGGTATTAAGGATATGCCTAAAACATCTTTTACTTGTCAATCTGCAAATATCCCAGACTTACAACTAGGATTTGCAACTCAACCTACACCGTTTGTAGATGTTCCTGTGATGGGTGATAAAATAAATTTT